ACGGGTTTGCCGGCTTCTGATCAGGAAACTGTGGTTCCAAAAATTCCATGATCTTCGTGTGGATTCTCGGGCCGTACTTGAACAGAAACGCCGAGCCGTTATTCTCGGGGTGTGCGTCGTCTTCAATAACCAGAATGTTACTGATGTAACTCTGCTTCCGCTTACGGTCACGGGCGATGCTCTTGTCGGACTCTACACCAGAGTTCCAGAGCTTGTTGTTACCCTTACACACAGGGCACGGCCGATCCGACAATGTCGTTGGGCAGTTCTCGATGAACCACGATCCCGATTCCGACTTGAATCCGTGAGCAAAGAGACGCGCCCATGGAATTTCTTCACCCTTTGGGGCAGGCAGAAAGCGAATCTTCGCGAATCCGATGCCCGTCTTGGCGTCTACCGACAGCTTCCAAAAGCGTTCGTCGGCACTACGTTTGGTGCTGGTTTTCTTGACTTCTTCGGCGAGCTTGGAGAGGAGATCCTTGCGGTTGTTGCGGAGGGTCGTAAAGTTTGTAGCCATAGTATCCTTTTCGTTATATTTTCTGTGTACGGTGTATGACGTATTGTATCATTATTTAGTTACGAGAACAACTGGTATTCTTCCTGCTCTGGCGTGAGTGACGATAGCCGATACGACGCCCAGAACGCATCGGCAAGTTTGTGTGTCATCTGCCGCCATGATGGGCGTACCAGATTGAGGAGTTGATCTGCTTTACGAAGGCGCGTCAGCCATGGCATCACACCTAGTGACGATTTCTTCCCCTCGCGGCGCTCCCAATACACTGGCCAATTATATCCCTTGTCCGGTTGTGGAATCAAGAGCAGGAGACACGCAAGATCCAACGGCAGGATTCGGCTCATCACTTCGCTGAGACTGGTTGGCATCACGGATCGCTGCCCGTCAATCATCGGTGCGTACAGCCATTCATCCAGCAACCGTGGTTTCAGGCGTTTCCGCACCTCATAGAGATCGTGTTTCAATACCGTAATCCCGTTCTCTGCGCGAGATGATAACGCAATGCCCGCATCTACCGCCTCGGGCGTGACAACATCAGTGATGTACGCAGTTGGCTTGAAGAAGTGTGTCATCAATAACGTGGCATGGATCTGCTCATCGTTGAGCTTGGTCGAGAGTCTGTAGTAGAACTGCCTGTCCCGCTGTTGAATGAGCGGGCCGGTTTTGATGTGCCCTCGGTATTTGATGAAGTCGTAGGTGTCGGTGCTGAAGTACATACGGTACGCCTTCGCCAACGTGAAGACATGTTCTGGCGACATTAACCGGGCAATTCATTGTTTTTCGGAATCAGGTGGAGCCGTTGGGCATCTTGTGTCAGCCCATATTTGATTTTATCACCAATCAATGGCACGACGGCGTCTACGTCGAGTTGTCGCGACTCGCAGTAGTATATGATCGCGTCGATGTACGAGAGCCGTTTCTCAGCCACAAGATTCTGAATGTGGAGGGTGAGTTGTTCGGACGTAAGATGTGTCACTGCCATAATGATTCTCAAAAAGGTGCTGGTTTCTGTTGCCAGGAGAGCCAGCGTCCCCGCTACACTATTCCTAGTCTAGCAATTTGCGACCAACTAGGCCGCGAGTGCGAACTGGTTATCAGTTCTGTGTGTCTCTGTTTTACGACAGCGACTTGTCGATAGCCTCCCCGCGTTCGCACAGTTCCCGTCGAATCTATTTCGCCCCCATCAAAAAAAGATTAGATAAACTACGCCGCTGAGGAGAAATATATCCGCGCAAATGGACCATACCATATATGCTCTGAGCAGCCACTTGCTTACCTCTTGGGCTAGGGGGTTCTTCATTGTTAAGCCCCTGTAGTTCTTTTTTCACGCTAATCTCCTTTTGGTGGAGGCGGCCGGTACTGCCCCGGCGTCCGAAAACCGTTGTCCGCGCTTCAACGACTACAGAAGTAATTATATCACACGCGACGACAAATGTCGAGGCACCTAGTGTCGGAATACCTCCTTATAAAGCGGCAAGTCTTTGGTACGTTGCTTGACAAGCTCTGCCAATGTGCCATGCACGGCGTCCCGCTCAGAGAGAAGCGGAGACTCTACACCTTGCAGATCCGTTCGTTCGGCGTGCAGATGGGTGGTGTCGGGTTTCTCAGCTATCAATGGTAATTACGCCACAGATACCGTGGCATGTGTGTAGAAGTAGTTAATCGCTTCGCGCAGTTGATCATAATAGTCCATTGGACGAATTGTAAACACTTGTAACCCCTCTGGAGACGCGACAGGAAGCACGACCTGTTTGCACTTCATTCCCGTGCGTTCATACAAGGCGAGTGCGTAGAACGCGCCCTGTACGCAGTAGGACTGAACATACGCTTCCTTCTTCGGTTTGTTGGATTGCTTGAAGTCTACGATAGACAACACGCCGTCCACTTCCGCAATCAAGTCGGTACGTCCTGCCACCAAGAGTTTGTCGGAATAGAGATCAACTTCCTGCTCGTAGACGCCGGTAATGTTCGCGTCGAGCCATGGATGGAGGTGTCGCCAGAGTTCCATCACATGTGGCTCGACATCGTCGATGGGTAAATTGCCGAGATATTCCTCGGCGAGTGTGTGGAGTTTGAGGCCACGCCCTGATGCCGTTTTTGAAACCTGCGCGGCTACCTTTTTCCCGACACGCTTCTGCCATGCTATGAGTTCCGGTTTCGGTTTCGCTCCGAGAACACGCGTGATAGAAGGATAGACCAGTTCAGTGCCTACAACAGAATACACACGACCGGTGGTCGAGTTATGCTGTTTGAGCTTGGGGAGTCCGAGCGGCGTATGATGATGAAACATTACTCTGGAATCTGTATGGTTGATCCGCGATTTCTTTTCTTGATGTCGCGGAGCATGTCCTTGAATGTCTCTGGTGTTTTCAGCCCACCTCGGTTGATGGTGTAGCTCACGCCTGGCGCGGCGATTACACGCTCAAGTGTGCCTTCCTTTTTACACGTCGGGCACGGTTGTGTGGTCGGATAGTCACGTTCGGCAATTAAAAATTGCACGTCCTCTATCCTAAAGTCACAAGCATTACAGGCGTAGTCATAACGTGGCACAAAAACACTCCTTAGTGGATATACGTATTTGAGGAATACAGCCTGGGATTTTCAAATCGTTCATCGGGCCCGACCGAGTTCGGTAGATATGTAAGCACGCCCAATGAGGCACGAACAACCTGTGCAATGTCATCGTAAAAGTTACTATGTTCGGGTGGAACTAAGCTCGCCCGCATTTCACAAACGTTCGCCAGCACTAGCAGACAATCCATAGCAGACTCTTGTGATGTCTCATCCATCATTGCCTGTGCGAATTCCTGCATTGCTTCCACTTCTTCTTCTTTACTTTCGAATATCGATGACATTACCGTGTCTTTGCGGTATCGAATCTTAGGTGGCGTCGGATTCATTATGCGACTCCTTCTCAGATGATGTCGAAGTTTCCTCGGACATCCACCGTCGAACGCGTGCTATTGAATCAGGCGTCAACCGGCGGACCAGCGGGCTGCCCATCGTCGCCCGTATGTAAACACAGAGCGCACCTATTCCCAACACTATATCCCCGAATGAATCCGCCGCCGGAAGATTGTATATAGCAATCGCGAGAGCGGACAGCGCGATGCCGATGCGAATTGCTTTATCGAATTGTAGGGTAGTTTCGCACTCTAGTTTAAGCTGCGATGCAACACGCTGCGAGACGGATTCGCTAAGGAGGTCGTTATCTTCGCTGCTCATTGTCTTTTCCACTCGTCATAGTCTTCAAACGCTTCCGTGTCGTTATTCTTCACCGCATGGCGCAACTCTGTTTCTATCCGTTGCTTGGTTGGTACCTTGACGATCTTATCGGTATACGGGCTCAGTTCTCGCTTTCGGTTTAAGTTTTTGTACGCGGAGACTTTTTTTCTCTGACGTATTCCGTTAGACATGATACTTTCATTAACCTCTTATCGAAGAAATTTAATAGAGACCGGGCGTTCCAACAAGCCAGGAAACGCCGCATCAACGATTTTCTTTGGCACTCGATAGGCATTGACAAACTTTCCGTCCTTCGCCGCCACGATCATCGCCGCTTCAGTTGGGTGGATGCGCTCAAGAAGTTGTTGGAACAACACTTCACGTCGCCGTGGCGCGAGTCCGTCGTTGCCGCCACGCAAATAAAGGTACATGGTTCGCATCTCCCGCATCAGGTTTGATGGCGTCAATCCATGTGCGCCCTTTTCGGCTTTGTGTGGCGGCGTACCTTCGGGTAACAACCACTCAACATCCGAGTGCGCCAACTTCAAGAAATACAGTAAGGCCTGTGAGTTATTCTCGCGGAGGTTCTTGACCTTGTCCGCTATCTTGATGAGTTTCTGTTGCCGTTCGAACACTTCCCCGAGACTCCGAAGGTGCCGTGAATGCTTTATCCTCATGATTGGCAGTGCCATTCTCCGATAATAGGTGACAGACTTGTTTCAATAAACGCACGATATCGACAATTGGCTGATCACACGCCGTATTCCATCGACCCGTACTCTCATAGTATTGTATCATACTTTTCAAACGAGCGAGCGTTTCTTCTTCCAGCTTTTTATATACTTCTGCCGATGATAGGTTATCAACAACGGGTTGTACGTAATCACTCCGCGGCGTAAAAGGAATAACGTTTGCAGTCATTCAATAACCAACTTCTGTACTGGTGTGCCTTCGCTAATGACCGCCTTCAACAGATGCTTCCATGATTCCACACGTCCTTCAAACGAGTAGAACTGTTGATAGTAGATGCTCTGGAGCTTGAGGATGGTGTGAATGTGTTCATCATCATAGGTGTCTATCGCTCGACGCATACACCCCAGCGTACGGGTAATCATCACTTCGGGGCGTTCATCGAATTCGAACATCCAGGCCCATTCCGCCGCGGTTTCCGGCAGCGCACCAAAGTTTGTGGTGATTGCCAAGCAGCCCGACATGAGGGCTTCCTGAATCGCCATACATGAGGTTTCCGCGTAGATGGACGGATAGACAAACACATGTGAGTCCATTAGTGCGCCACGCACGATGCTGTTCTCCTGTGTGCCGTGATAGACGACACACGGGTTCGCCTTCAAGGCGTCGAACACGGGCTTGAACTGCTCGTCTGCGTTTTCCCATCCGTAAATCTTGAAGGACGAATAAACGTGAAGTTCCCAATCCTGGCGTTCCTTTGCGAGTGCAGCCGCGGCCGCCGTCAAGATTGCCAGGCCACGATGCGGGGTGGACGTATACATAAACCGCAGTTTTCCATCCTGCTTTGGTTTGGGAAGCACGGCCGCCCGATGCGGCACACCATTTTTGATGACGAGGCCTTCGCTATACGGAATACCGAGATACTGATTATACTGCTGTTGCTGCCAATGAGAGACAAACACAATGCGATTGAACTGTGTACGATACGTCGGGTCACGCAAGACAGCACTGGCGGGATCTTGCGGCAAATCTTGAAGAATAAGAACACGCGGCTTATCTTCAAAGGTGTAATTCTCTGGGCGAGACATCATAATTTGAACTTGGTCAGTCAGTTCTGGCAGCGCCTTCCGAATATTCGCTTCCAGTAATTCTGTGCCGCCCATGGGCTTTGCGTTGGGGTCGAACGCGTCGTCACTCATTGAGTATCATCCTTTTTTAGAGTATCGGTTTTGGGCGTTGTAGCCTTTGATAATGAAACTGCTGACGCTGCTGAGTCTTTCAATCGTCTCACCCGCGCCGCCGCATTCAGGACACGCAACTTCTCCAAGATTTCGGTAGGAGTGAACATACTGTTGGAAATGTTTTTCGCAGTCATGGCAAATCAATTCATAGAGTGGCATGTTTTGGTTTTGGAACCACCGCTTCGACTATGTCTTTCGTATCAAGAATACCTCGTCGAATAGACCAGTTATAATCGACGGCCGCCTTTAATGTTGCGAAGTCGTATCTCATGAGATCGCAGGCATGGAGCAACGCCGCGGTATCTTTGGGGAAACAGAAGCCGCCCCAGCCACGCTGTTGTGTGACGGTCGTGTGGTTAGCACCAATATCGTCACGCATGATGAGCAGCGACCGGACAACGTCGAAGTCCAATCCCTGCCGTTGACACAGATCGAAGATGTGATTGAAGAAGCTCACCTTCACTGCCAGAAAACCGTTCGACGCATACTTCATCATGATGGCTTCCTTGACCGCGCACTGGTGGATGTGAGCTTTGGGTAGCACCGTGTTGAAGTACTTCGTCCATGTGGCGTCAGGCGTATCATCACCAAGCACCACAAAATCCTGTGCGGCAAAGTCTGCGGCCGCGTCGGCCGCCTTTAGGAATTCGGGGGAGTATGTTATCTTCATGTGTGGACGCTGCGCCTTGATCGTGTCCCAAGATCCAAACGTGAGCGTACTCTTGATAAGCACCGGCACGTCAGGGTACTGGTGTGCAACACGCTTAAGTACGTCTAGAACGTTGTCGATATTACAACTACCATCGGGTGCCTGCGGTGTGGAGACACAGACGATGATACCATCGACCTCAACGAATCGCTTCGAACTGACAACGCGACCGCCAAGCACCGTATCCGTTTGCGTCGTGCTGTGAAGAAGGTCCCACGAACCACGTTCGGGAAATTGGGGATCGATAATGTAATGGGGAAGGCGCTTCGACGCGGTGTTGTAAAGGGCAGAACCAACATAACCAAATCCAGCAATAACGTACATGCACTAATCTCCCATTAAAATTCTAGCCCGAAGCATTTGTTACCGTTAATTATATCACAGATCGGGAGGCGGGGGAAGCTGCACGGTCACTGCGGTCATGAAAAACTTTCGCATTTCCCTCTCCACAATCTTATCGTCTCTGTCCCGCGCTTCCATATTCAAAACACACCAATCATCCATCGCCCCCTTTACCTCTCGGCTTCCCTGCCCACTTCCGGCGGGGAATGTTGAGGAGGCGTAGAACCCGTTGACGCATTCCACCAACATGCTTATTTGCATTGTGGTTGGAGGGGCGTCGTAAAAAACCCCCAACAACATAAAAGATGTGGCGATAGATAGAATCATTAACCTACGCTAAAAGCTTGAATGAGTCAGTGTGTCTGTAGTCCACCCCTCCACTAGTAGCCCAACATTATTCGAATGCGTGACTAACGTATCGTGTTTCAAACACACATCACACATAGCGGTGTGGTACTCTGCAATGGGTAGCGGTTTCTGTTCCTGTACCCACGTACTATATTTAGTCGCGCAGCGCCGACACACTGCCGTTGGTTGTTCCTGTGCAATCTTGTAGTCTGCCACAGTTCTATTGGTCCTTGCCATTTCGAATGATCATCGTCCCGTGGATTGATAAGATTGCTTATTCCACACCGCGTCCTCGGAATGTGCGTCTCGCCGTGGTCGTTGCGGCCGCGTTGGTGTAATCCTAACGGGGTTCAACTGTTCTGCCTGATGTGTTGCCCGAGCGCGTTCTTTGATAAGACGCTCCGGTGTGACCTCGCCGTAGAGGGTAGTCTTGATGGTGGTGGTGCCGACGGTAGTTGTAAATGTCATAATGTTTCCTAGAACGTTACACTCACGACGAACCCCGTTTGATTGATGGTCACACCAGTTGTCGTGCCGACATACGGTGAGAACCACAAGTTCGTCAACGGTTGGCGCGCCAGCGACCCGAGGTTGAATGAGATCGGCGCAATACCAACGCTCTGTTCTTCTTTGGACAGTGCGACCATAGGTGTGAGGAATGCCCAACGGGTATCTTCGGTTGCTGTCGTGTTACCACGTTTCAACCACGGAGTTGCGAAAAAGATTCGCTGCTCACCGCCCGCGTGTCCGACACCACCCTGTACCGTCAGCTTGGTGTAGAAGTGCGGCGTGTTGCCTGTAACCGCAACCGTTGTGGTTTCCGTTGTGGGAATCAGCACACGCTCGTCATTTGGGCCGATCTCATATAGACGAATGAGGTTCGTTGGGACATTGTCTTTGTCGCGCCCAACGCTATTGACGATGGAGAACTTCTGTGTGAGCGTGTAGTTCGCGATATTATTTTCTGCGGTGAAGTCCAGTCGCCAGTCTTTGAACGTCACGGTCGCCACGGCGGGTGCTGTCTCTGTCGGTGGAACCACAGTAGTGACCGCAACGCCGGTGCCACTGCTCTGTGCTTCTGCCAACGACACCGACAGTTGTTCGACCCGTATCTTCAACTCGTCGTTTTGTTCCAGCAAGGCGAGCGCCGCGGTTTGATCCTCTATCTCAATATATTCGACCACGACCCTCTCAGTAATGACCTCGACGGGCACCTCTATGGTGACAACATTCGGCGCGGGCTGACTGATGGTGGCGGTTGTTTCGGGTGATGGACGTTGCAGGTAGCCAAAGAAAAACGCAGCTACAACCAATATGGTAAGAAATACCGTCACCATTTGTCCACCGCATATGCGCTTGAGTGTGGCGATAAGTTTATTCAATATATGCATCTTACGGCTATTTAGCTCACCAACGCACTTCTTAAGAAGGATCAGTTGGCGACGAGCCTCGCGAGGCCCTCTGGCGTTGACGATGTAAAGTAATCAATAGTCTTCTGAAGGCCCTGTTCAAGTGTGACGGACGGTTCCCATTGTAACATCGTTTTGGCAAGCGTGATGTCTGGTTGTCGTTTTTTAGGATCGTCCACCGGAAGGGGACGAAAGACGATGCGACTTCTGGAATTAGTCAACCGGATTACCGTGCGGGCGATTTCCTCCACCGTGACCTCACATGGATTGCCAATGTTGATTGGGTCGCTCCAACTCGCATCTAATGCCATCAACCGCATCACGCCCTCGACGAGATCCGTTATGTAACAGAAGCTCCGCGTCTGACTACCGTCACCGAAGACCGTCACATCTTCATTGTAGAGTGCCTGAGATATAAACGCTGGGATAGCGCGGCCATCCTTGGGCCTCATATGTGGACCGTAGGTGTTGAAGATACGTGCAATCTTTACGTTGAGTCCGTGGGAACGATGATACGCGAGCGTCAGTGCTTCAGCAAATCGCTTCGCTTCGTCATACACACCACGTGGTCCAGTGGGGTTGACGTTGCCCCAGTACGTTTCCTTTTGTGGATGTTCCAGTGGATCACCGTACACCTCAGACGTTGACGCGAGGATAAATCCCGCATTTTTCGCTTTCGCGAGTCCTAGCGCATTGAGTGTTCCAAGAGAACCGACCTTGAGTGTTTGGATCGGCAGTTCAAGGTAGTCCTTTGGGCTTGCGGGACTCGCCCAGTGTAGCACGAAATCAACCGGGCCATCGATGTCGATGGGATGGGTGACATCATGCCGAATGAAGTAGAACGAATCATAGAGTTCAAACTGCCGTAAATTGGCAATGTTCGCAAGACTACCAGTCAGGAGATTGTCGATACCGATCACCTTATGTCCGCGATTTAGCAGCGTCTGACTGAGATGAGAGCCGATGAATCCGGCCGCACCCGTAACAACTATTCTCACGACGACGCTTTTTTTAGCTCTTTCTGATATCGCTGACGTTGTCTTACGGCGCCAATACCTTTCCCCAATCGCCGATCTAGGTCATCGAGCTTATGCTGTGTCGTGAGTTCGTCCCAGCGAGCAGTGCGCTCGGCACCCTCTTTGATTCGCTCTACCTTGCGATCAGGGCGTGGCGTGTTTTTCTTTCCGCTACCTTTAAGTATAGTCATTTCACGTTCCTATTGACGGTTACGTTTGCGAGAACTTTTTGCTAATTGCGCCTTGCGACGGTTCTTCGCTTTCGTCTTTGCTTTACTCTTGACTCGCAATACACGACGTTGCTCTACTTCGACCATCTGTCGCAAAATTGCGAGTTTCTTGGCCTGCAGTTCAGCTTCGGGTACCGTGATCCGTTTCGGTGTCGTGTCTGTCGTGTCGCCTTCGGGTGCGCCGGTAATTTCATACTCGACAGGTTCGGTAGGTGCAATAAGAGTTGGTTCTTTGTCCATTAGACTCCCCATTCATCTGGATGGGCGATAGGCGACCATCCCATATTACGAAATGTGTCACGAACTTCGTCAGTGACAACACCCTCTTCGACCGCACCTTCGAGGCATCCCATACCACTACAATACCAATGGACGTACGTTTCTATAACGTCGGGGTTCTCTGTCTTGTTATAAAACTCGTTACGAATCAGTGCGATGATTTCTGCGGCTTTGCGCCATGAATACGACACCTTTATTGGATCCGCGCCTGTTGTCAATTCCTCTACACGAATAAACTGTTGATTGCAGAGTGCCGCATACACATGCTGGGCAAACACTTCGTCTCTTCCAATACGTTTACAAATATCGGTTTGTGCCCACAAGTCCGTTTTTAAGACATCATGAATGTCATCGGCATAGTTTTGCTCGTCGGTGGCGAAATGCTTGACCATCTCTTTTTTTGGTTTCATGTGGTCCATTATATCATACAATCATTGGCGGAGAGTGCCGGAATCGAACCGACTACCCGATCACCGAGCGACAGTTTTCAAGACTGCTTGCCACCGTTGGCCTACTCTCCCTGTGTTTGGCACGGATATTCATAGTTGTCGGACTCCTGATTAGTACTGAGTACTTTCGCCCCGTTCGCCAAATGAAAATCGCGAGCCATGTCTGTTATTGGTGAGAGCGTGACAACTCGCGTGATTTCACTGTGCGCGGCCATGATGTGCTTCAGTGCTGCGGATACCATCTGGCGACCTGAGCCACGCACATACGACCACACGGAGTAGAGAGTCACAATTGGCGCGCCGAGACTCATTGTCATGTCGGACAGTTCTGCCATCGTGCGAGGTACTGCCGAGACATACGCTACACAGAGAACCGCGAGAATAACACCGTCATTGTAAAGCCCGTAAACTTCTCGTCCGTCTGCAATTCGAAATTCCATCGGGAGATGGCGGCGCACCTGATCATCCCGAATCAATGGGCATGACAGGTCGTTAATTTTTTGCAGATAATTCATTGCCATGTTGATACTCGCGAACACGTGGCATGATCTTCTCTCCGCGTTCACGACATTCAAGCATCTCTGTCCAAAATGCAACACGATCACGTACAATTTTAAGTGACGAACTCCAGAGTGTCGGCATATTATTCTCGTTGATATAACCTTCGTAGACGGTGGCAGATTTCTGAAAGTGGGTAATGATGCCACGAATGTCATCGAGTGTGATTATGTCCGCCCACTGTGGGTGAAGGGGGCTGGCCTTGCGATATTTAGGCATGTGCATATTATAGCAAACTCCTTCTGTCGTAGCAATAAAAATCGTGTTACGGTACTGGCATGTGGAGCCATTCTGGCGCGTCACGTCGCTTCCATGTGTCTGACTCGATAGTGCTGCCGCCGTAATACTTCCGATACGCATTAACGGTGGCGTCCCATGTGTTACCGCCAGCATCGGCCGATCCGGTAATTTTGTAAATATCCGGTATACATTGCGGTGGTGGCGTATCAGTCTTGAGACTGGGTATCTTGGGTACTCGCGCAAGAGCGCGCCGCAGGCGACTGGATGCGTGTACCTTTCCGGTGCGATATGTGTATTCCTCCCATGTCGCACACGCAAGCTCATACAGCCACGCATAGTGGAGTGGATGCGTACGCGCCCATATTGTCGTTGGATGATGCTCTTGTATCATTTTGTATAGACCCACCAATGCCGGTTCTTCGGGGTGCGAACAGGCACGGTGGGCTGATGAGAGAAGTTGGGCATATTCGATAGACTGTTGGCGCACATGCTTATCGGTGTGCATCTTTGCCGCTTCTTTCGGGTCACGGTGAAGGACAAAAATATTCATTAGATACCGTATCCCGCTGCTTTCATTCCCGCCGCCGTTTGCCATGGCACACTCGGCCGGAGATGATTAACAGTCTCATCTGTCTCGCCCTCGATGCGATAGTCCACAGTTTCCAAGTTAGACAATAACTTGTTTAGGGCAGCGGCCGCGAGTCGGCGCGCCGCCTCAGGCGCCAGCGTTTGCCCGTGGACATGAGCGTAGTGCCCAGCGACTTGCCAGAAGGTGGCATACCCGTGGTAGTTCAACCACTCGTTCAGTCCGTCCATGTCGGACGAGTGAAAGTCGAGCGCCCTATCGGCGTAGTGCATCGAGTTTCTCATGTGAATATGATCGTTTCCACTAACAACAGTCACCCAATTGCCAGAACGCACTGCCCAGACGGCAGCCGTCCAATACATCTTATGCAGACTTATCGGAAGTGTGACTGGCACGCGCAGGCCCTCTACCGCAATGGCTGAGGGCCACCCTGCGGGGGGAGTATGAACCCGTCCCTCGCCAACAGGTCGGTTTGCGTTTCATGGACTTTAGCTACCGCTTCAAGTGCCGCGGCAAGTTCACCATTGATAGCCACAAGCGTTTCCTCATGTCTGTGCGATTCGATGAGACAGATGCCAATCATGACAAAACACACGATCCATGGCCCGAATTTGTCGATGACTGCGTTGAATACATCTAACATTGATATTGCTCCTTTTACGATACTGTTAAACAAACACTATTATACCAGATCTCTGGGTACCGTGCAAATTATTTTCCGGTGGTCGTGATGAGGGGATCTGATTCGCTGGACACGCCATATTTGGCGATCCAGTAAGCATCTGCCAAGTCAGAAAGCGGGGCCTTGGCACGTGGCGTTGTGGGCGAGCGGGGGAAGAACGTACTACACCAACTCTGCCCATTGGGGTAGTCCTTGAGGAACGCGGATGTCATGCGTATTTTGTCGGCGTTACCTTTTCCAGTCGCAAACTTCTTGACGACCGTGGGAGGTACAGCATACACGGGGTAATCGGCTTTCCAGAGTAAGTACTTGAGAATGCCGGTATGTTCGCCAATATGAAAGACACGCCCCGTTGCGCTGAAGGCGTAGTTCTCCAATAGTACGGCACGAACATCCGAATGATGCTTCAACCACTCAATGAGTGCAATGGCAGTTGCTTCGGCTCGTTGCGTCACGTCGAGTGTTGTGATCTTATGCGTCGAGATCGAGGGAAGTGACGCATAGGTTCGTTGACTGGCAAACCAGAATTGTGGTGTGTCATAGGGAATACACGCCGCCGGGCACGTCATAGAGTAGTCCACACCCGCGATCATTCATCGTCCCGGTTGAAATCTGCATCATCGTCATACACGTCTTCAAAGAATTCCTCGCGGCCGGGTTTGTCATACGGCATTGGAACTGCCTCGCTACAGAATGGACAAAATTGTACAAGCTCCACATTCTGACCGGTGATGGTACAGGTGTATAGACAGGACGCACATTCAATAACGATTCGTTTCTTGGACGACATATATCAACTATCCTTTTTCGCTGGTTTATTATTTATCGCGGAATGAGATCCACAATTTCACAAACACCCGCACTACAGGCGAGTTCCTGTGTACCAGATGTATGGTCTGTCTTTTCATAATCTCCGAGCTTCGTCCAGTCCACATTTTTAGGCATCTTCTTCAGCCACTCCTCATATTCAGTCTTGGTGATGTCCTGATATGGTGCCTGCTGGTAAATGTGTTCTGAGTTTGGGAGGAACGACAGCCCAGATACCTTGTCGAAGTTGCGATAGATCCACGCACCAACATCGAGCCACTCATCTTCCTTGACATAGATCGTGGCACTGGGTTTATGCTCACACCAGCTATCCTGATAGGTGCGCCAGAATTCCAATTGTTCGACCGCATCTCGCTTGTTGCGTGTGATGCACCCCTTCGGCGCTTTCTGTGGAAACGAAAACACCCACGTATGATCGGGGCGCATCACATCCGCTTCGACGGGAAAGCCCGCATCGATCATCATCTTCGCCAACGGGTCTTTCTTATCCGCCCGCACTGTTCGAATATAATACTCTGCGTGTCGTGCGTGAATACCCGACGCACTATCAACAAGGTTCGACACGGTGCCTGAAGGCTTCACACAAGTGATGGCGACGCTCTGTGGAATGCCGATCTTCTTCGCCCACTCTGCGTTTGTCGCGACAGTGATCGCCTTCAATGCTTCCAGTCGTTCAGCTAATCCTTTGCTGCCGCCGTTGGTGAGTGCGCTATCCATGATGCCCGTGAGGGAAACACCAAGCAACCGCTCTTCGTCGCAGTTCTTCTTCCAATCTTTACTCACGTAGCTAAAGTTCGTCAGGGTTGACTGGAACGTGCCGAGGATGGTCGCGAGACGCACCTTCGCCGTCAGCGTCTCCTCGGTATCATCGACGCGCACCACCACTTCGCTCAGGTTGCAGAACTCTCGACTCCGCAGAATAATCTCCGAGCATGGATTCGTGCCGAAGTCATGGTCTGTGTTTCGGCGCCCGGTTTTCTCCGATTGGATCTTTGCACCGTAACGGGAAAAGACGCCACGCTCACCGCTCTTGCTTTCGTAGAGAGCTTTCCATTCATCGAGGAAGGTAGATAGTGTCGGACGTTCCTTCTGCGCCACATAGCTGTTGTTGGACAACGCCCGCTGGGAGTTCATGTTCCACCACTCCCCGTTCTTCGCATGGCGCATTCTGTCATCATACAAATCTGAGAGCGAGATCAGCGCACTGCGACGAACGCCACCCACGACAACAATCTCCGCGATCTTACAGACAATGTCATGACACTCTAGTGTGGTCAATCTTCGTCCGGCCGCCGCACGAAAGGTTCGAACGCAGAACCGAAACAGTTCTACCAGCGGTTCTGGTCCTGACGCCCGCCCACCAAACGTCTTGAGCGGTGATCCGGCGGGCCGCACTTTGGTGACATCCCACGTTGGGATTTGCCCAGCATAGAGCATCGCCAGTAGTTCCTTTAGCGCCTTCGCCCAGCCGAGTTTGCTATCTCGCACGTTGATACAGGTATCCGTGTCGTGAAAGTCTTCGGCGACGCGGGGCAACTGTGATGTGTGTTGTGACTCCACTGAGAACCCGACGCCCGTGCCGTTCATAAGAATATAAATGATCTCATCAAACGCCCGCGGCGAGTCAATTGCCACGTACGAACAATTATAACCAGCGATGTTCTCGCGCTCCAGCGCCTCCCCTGCTGTCATAAGACATCGCATGGATGGCATAACTTTCAGCGTCAGTACCGCCTGTTCCAATTCTTTTCGAACGTTCTTCGTGAGCGTGAAACTGTTGTTCTCTTTCAGATGCTTTTCAAAGAAGTCAAAATATCGACCAACAGTTTCCGACCATGTTTCACGTCGGTTCTCTTCGGGCAGCCACCGCGCATAGCGTGAAATATGAATGAACTTCATATAGTCCGTCATACCGAATACGTCGCGGTCGAGTCCGTCTACTGCCATTACTACTCCGATTGAGAACAAGTTTGTTCAAGAAAAAATTTGAAGTCTGCGTATTCACGATCTGTCATACCGTATGAATTTTGTGGCCATGAATGATTATTATCTATTGTGCGAAGCGCAGCGCCGAGCATTTTACATTCTGCGGCACTAAGCGTGTAGCTATTCCGCACATAATCTTCCCATGCCTTAAAAGCATGTGGGAAGTATGGTTTCGCACATGCATACATCGCGTTCGCATAATCACGCACTTCCCGTTGGGCGTGATCGTCCATTCGCAGATTGAGAAAGTGCATGAAATTGTGGAGGTCACATTTCCAGTACAGTTCTGTGTAGGCACCGACGGGCGTGACAACCCGCGCTAGTTCACGGGCAACATTGTGATCTTTCAACAAGCGTCCATATGTATCAAACGCGTTCTGCTGCGCCTGTACGAATTCCATTTGGATTTTCTCGTATTTGTCATCCCCCACTTTCTTGCCGCGCCCTTGCTTGTTGTTCGTAGACTGCTCACTCAAATGTGAGCGCCCGGGCAGATAAAAGTCATCTGAGAGTTCCGAGTACCTCGCACTATACTCATTGACGTTCGCGGTACGATGTCGAATGATTTGCCGTACAACGAAGATGGGCGCCCGGAGAAAGAAGGTGACCTCTGCTTGTTCCAACGGGCTCGTATGTTTGTGTCGTACCAAGTAACGAATCAGCGCCGCAGGACTTCGCTTTTGTGTCGTACCTTTCCCGTATGACACGCGGGCGGCATCGACGATTAACTGATCGCTCCCATATGTCGCCAGCAATGATACGTATCCGTTGTCGTGTAATGGTAATGACGCCAGTGCAGTATCTTCATTCGTCGGCCGTGCGCCAAACTTGTCCGCAACATGTTCGCACCGCAAAATCCCATCATCATTTATTATTTCCGCCATCGTTGTAGCTCCAGTTCCGCGCCGAGTCCTTGATATGTATGAGCGTTAACTAATGACAAAACTGAATATCCACCAGCGTACATGTCATTCAAATCTTTCGGGAGTCCGTCCGGCCAAATGACGACCGATTTTCCCCCCTTCACGGCCCGAGCCACAAAAGAAGTGATCTGTGAATTGCGAGGTTCATTGTCCCAAATGAGGGTACACTTTGTCAAGTCAATATCAGAACGTGTAAGAGTATCTAGTCCCCCGCACAAGTCTGACCCACACATCGCGATGGCGTTCGGCAAACACAGTGAATCTAGTGGTCCTTCCACAACATAGACGTGCTGTGTCGTGTCAAGTGCGTCAAGTCCAAACACACGTAACTGATCGTGCCCCCACCGAAATGTGATGTATTCTTTGCGCGTGAGCAAACGAAACTGGGCACCATACCATTCGCCGTCCGTGAATCGCAATGGAATAACGAGATACGGCAACCCGTCCTTCACCCGTTCCGCCTTGTCACCAACGAGTGGCGCCAAAAAGCTATGGGCGCGGGTGGTACCATAGAGTTTGGCCAGCGCGGATTTCGGCAACTTCCGCTCCACCACATAGTCTGCAATACCGAGCATATCTGCCGGCAGATCTGCTGACGATAACTGGTGCATGTCAGAATGTACGACGAGCGTCCGTGTGGGAGGGGGTATAGACACTGCTGGAGACGGCCTAGGCGCATTGCCCTGCTCTTGGAACCTCTCCATCACATATTCGTTGAACAATGCGCGAGAGTGACGCTGGAGGAATGCTCCGAAGGGCAGTGCCACTCCACAATCGTGGCATTTATAGAGGTAGGTTTGTTTGTTGAGGAAGAAGTAGCCCCGAGCTTTGGTTCGACTCTTTTCAGAATCGCCGCAGATGACGCATCGGCAGTTTGCGACGGTGTCCGATTTCCAGGCGAATCGGGGCAACTGGCCGGAGATGAGATTGATATATTTTTTGTCTAGCCAAATGGACATACTCTGGAATTATAACACACTGTGCGTGGAAATTGTCGGATTAGGTACTACTGTTCAGCCCAGAACTGTTTCGTGTGTTCGTAGATGAATTGTGGCGTAAGACTATAACCCGTTTGAGCATTGCTGCTTGTCGCTACGCCAACGACTTTACCGGCATAGTCCACTACAGGTCCGCCAGACATTCCTCCGACAAGTGCATTATCGAAGCCTACGAATGGGCTCCCATTATCTGCTAGGTCTAGTATTGATACAACGGCCGTGCGGAAGGAGGGGGTCGGTCGTCCGCGAGCAAAGCCAAGCACGGCCACCCTCGTTCCAAGCCCCACGGGGTTCGGCCGTATCTTTAACGCAGGCCGCCGTGAGGTAATCTTGACCACTGCAAGGTCTAGGTCAACATCTTCGTAGAGTATCTCAAGATCTTGTCCATCAATCTGCGGGACATCTTCCTCTTCTTCTGCTTGGGGGATGTGAAGACAATGGGACGCCGTGAGGTAATGTCCCTGCGCTCTATCAATAGAAAACGCGGAGCATGTGATACGTTGGTGAAGTGAGCATTGAATAGGTACTGTGGCGAGACGCACGGATGGTACAATGCGCGTCCAATCGACAGCTTGCGCTGGCGTTGCCCGAGCGGGCAGTAGACTTACAGTGAGAAGGAGAAGTGTGCAGATTATTAGCCGCATATGCGCCGAAAGGTGTGACAATAAGCATAGAAATTATTGTCGAGTGTTTTAAGGGACGCTGGAAAGGGCGTTGCTCCAGTTGCGAATCGACAGGCTTAAGAATTGAATGACGATCCACATGATAACGACGCCACCACCGACAATCAGCC